TTTGATCCGACGCTGGAACCGTAGCAGTAGCTGAACCGCCGATGCCAGTGGTAACAGTCAAGGTGTATCCGCCCGCGCTCGTTTGATTCGAGATGACGTACAGGTTCACCACCGGCGGGAACGTAACAGTCACATTTCCAGACAATGTGCCAGTGTAGAACTGGATGGTGTTGGAAGCCTCGGATGCGGTTAGGGTGTATGCGCCACTAGTGACCGGCTTCGTCAGCACACCAAATTCAAATTGCGTGCTGGTTCCGTATCCAATCGTTACATAAGAAGTCCCGGTAGAAACAATAAAAGCAGACTCACCAGGAGCAAACGCTTTGGACACGGCTCCATCAATAAGTTGACCGCCAGTGGTCCCAATCGTGGCGGTCCCGGAGCCGTTGTTCTTAAACAGAACAAACCAGTTATCACCGGTGGTCGATGCCGATGGCAACGTGGCCGTCGTAACGCCACCAGTCCAGATGTACGTTTGGGCTCGATCGGAAACCGCAAAGGTGTAAGCAGCAATCAGCGATTGCGTGGGATGGCTTTGATTAAGAGTTGCCCCAGAAGCCAGGAGACCGTAACCGGCAAGAGTTGCCGCATCAGCCGATGAGGTGCCAGCGCCAAAGGCAATGTTGCCCCATGTGCCTTGAGTGTTGGCATTTGAAGTGATGTAGATGTACTTGGCCTCACCCGCGGCAACCGTGATGATCGTGTTGGTCCCGGAGTAGTCTTTGACCGTAAAGGTGTTGGCTCCGACGTTGCGAATCAGCGCATCGTTTCCGACGGACGACTGATTGGCGGGCGGCATCCAAAGAGACAAGCCTCCCGAGGAGGCTGTCACGTTCATGATTCGAGCGGCGACGTCATCTGTTGCGTTACCGTTAATCGGCCACTCCAATTGAGTGTTAGCGGCTAGGGTGACCGCTCGAAACGATACGTCGGTTGGTTGAACAACGTTTCCGGTAAATGGCGAGTTGTAGCTCATGTCGTGTCCTTAGGAATCCACAGCAATTGCCTGACGGTCAGCCACGCGCAGCTTGTCCTCGGCCATCAGTGTTTGCATGATGGCTTCGTACTGCTGCTGCCACATCGGGATGCGGTCGTCGTTCTTGAGGAACGGCATGGCCTGCAACAGGGTGCCGTATAGCAGCGCCTGAGGGGCGTAAATGGTGAACCAGTTGGTCTGGTTGGCCGACTCCAGCGGCTGGATGCGCTCGTAGTACAGGACCTCGAAGTTATAGGCGGCGTTCGGAGTAGGTGCCACCATCCAGTGCGTGTAGTCGTAATCGCAATAAAACTTTGGCACATCCTCAGAGGCGGGATCTGGCCAATACTCACGCAGATACTCGTATTTGCGAAGCAGCACCGGATATCTCTTACCGGCCACCGTGATATTCATAGACACGGTTTTGTGCCAGCGAGCGGGCTTATCGATGATGTTGGTGCCCTGAACCATGGCGCTGGTCTGCACCGTCAGGTTGCCGAGAAACTTGATCTGGCTGGCAATAACCTGCTCGGCCAGCATGATGAACAGAGGGATCTTTTCGAGGGTGGCTTGGTCCGTGCGCTCCAGGTAGGTGCGAACGTTCTCTACCAAGCTGTCATAGGTCATTACGGCCGCAGCAGTCATCACCACACCTTCTTCTTGATCGACTCAGGCTGGGGGACATACTGTTTCCCTTGCCTCAAACCCTCTCGCTTGGCTCTGGTAGTTGCCGCGTATTCCGAAGGTGTTAGCTTCTCTCTTGCTGCTTTGGGCAAGTACCTTTCGCCAGTAGCTTTAGGACCCTGAGTGGATGGCTTCCCAGATTTTGTACCCCAATCTTCCTGCGTCCACTTTGAGAGTGAATTATCGGCCTTTTTAGGCCCTTTGTAACCTCCCCCAGAAGACTTGTACTTCTGAGTTGCAAGTTGGGCCTTGCGTGCGCTCCACTGCCCTGGTTTTCCACCCTTATCGGAGGCTTTGACCTGAGAAACTATTCGCTTCCACTTGGCCGGATCTGACTTGGTCGCTGAACTCATGATTTATCCCATCAGTTGAATTTCGGCCTGTCGGCGTTTGACCAGCCCAGGCAGCACCTTGCCACCACCGCGGACCCAGAGCTTTAGCTGCTCTTTGGCGCCATCCCAGTCTTGGGCGTTGATCTTGCGCTTGAGGGTAGAAGTCTGCAACCGGCCGACTCCCAGGTTGTAGGCAAAGTCCACGATTGCGTTGAACTTGGCCCAATCATTAGTCGTCATGGCCAGAGATAGCAGGATTGGGCATTGACGCACCACACCAGGGGCGTACGTGTGCAGCAGTTCGAGCTTGAGCCACTGCTCGGCCGTCTCTTTGGTGATCGGAGGATCGTCCATGGACACCTTCTTGCCGTCAGGACGAAAGACGGTGCCGTACCCCTGCGTGGGGAACCCAGCCGGACAGATATAAGGGTAAACCAAGCCGTTGGCGTCGAGCCTGCACAAGCCCTCAAACCGACGGCAAAGCTCTTCGGCCAGACTTAGGTTCATAGGCCCCGCTGCTTAAGGGTGCGGTCGAGGAACCAGTAGTTAATGGTCCCAGACACCAGCGCCATAAAGTCAGCCGTCATCATGGTGTTGAAGACTTCACGCGGCTCGGCGCCCGATAGCCATGCATTCCAGGCAAACCACAGGTGCACGAAGGACCACAAAAGGATCACCCAGTAGGTCACCACCGGCCGCACAGAGGCAGAAAGTGCCGCAGCCCATCCACCGGCGGCCTTGGCCATCTCCGCCTGCTGGTTGATTGCTGCATTAAAGGCATCCATGACGCCAACATCGATGGCCGCATCCCTGGCGGCGCCGATTTCAGCCAATTTCTGCTGGCCGCGGATCTGCTCCAGGTCACACTGACGTTGGAACATCAAAAGTTCGTGCTGGCGCTCGTTTTTCTTGTCAAAAAACTTCAAAACCTCAGGAGCTAAACGAAAAATGCCCCCAAGAAGGGAGCCAAAGATGCCGCCGCTGAATAGTTCCAACATGATCAGTCTCTTCTAGCCGTTACCGTATCAGCGCCCTTGGTGACCGTGACCTTATCGCCAACCACGTCCACCCGCATAGGCAGTTCTTCCTTGTCGAGCTTGTCGAGCTTGTCGATCAAGTGCTTGATCACCTCAAACTCGGGCTTCTCCTGCTTTGGAGACGCTCCGGCAATCCCGTTGAGCATCGAGATCAGGGCGGTGAGCGCGGCACCCAAAAGGCCCATTACGGCCGCAATTTTTTCATTCTCAAGAACGATGGATGCGCCCACCCCAATCACCACGATGGCGGTGATGTAGGCAAGACCGTGCTTGCCAATAGCCTTCCCAGCTACTTCCTTGGCGGTACTTTCGGCTTCCAGGCGGTTTAGTTCAGCCTTGGCCTGGGCTCTGAATACAGCAAGCTCATTGCGGTCCATCAGTGCCCCCTATGGAAAAGGTTGGCAAGGTACCCAACGGCAGAAGAAATGGCAGAAACTAGGACCATGCCAGCCCAGAATCCACCTTTGCCTTGATTGGCAAGCCCTACAAGCTGGTCAAGCTGGTGCTCCATCTTGTCCATCTTCTTGCTCATGTCGTCAAAACGGCGCTCGTAATCCTGAACCTTCTGCCACAGAACCCCGTAGCGCACCGGGTCGATTTCAGGAGGCATTTCATTCCTCAGCCTTCTGCTCCTGTTGAGGAGCAACCTGAGGCTTTGCGGCTTCTTTCATACCATCAATCAATTGATACACCTCTTGATACGGACGAGCACCAAGATAACCAATGATCTGATTGGCAAGTTCGATCGGAATGATTAAGTTCATGCGATTTCCTTTACGTGTACTTTTTGTTTTGCTGAAATTACCGCAGTAGATGTTTCGCGGTCTACATGCAAATAACCGCGGCAACAAATGTTGTAGTCAACCCCGTTATCGTCTTTTTCGCTTTTGACAGGCACAGAAATGTCTAAGTTTTTGAATAAATATTCCTTGTTATTTTCAAAAACTCTCCATACGTGATCCATGCTGCCACGCCCCGGTTGGCCACGGCTTTTGTTAAAGCGAATGCTGTACTTGTTCATTTCAAGCCTCAAAACCTAACCGGGTGACAAAAACATTCAAGGTTAACCGAGCATCTTCGACAGATTTGCCAAAAGACTTCTGGGCGCAGTGCTCTATTGTTGGATCAAACAAAACAAGCCTGTTAAATTTATTCTCTATCTCCGTAGGCCCTTTTTCCTGAAACAACAACGTTCCTGAATTTTCTTCTGGATGTTCATTTAAATACAAAATTCCGGCAATTATGCACCCGCTGTCTGTGTGACGCCAAGAAGAATCATATTCAAAACACTCTGGCAGGTAATGCAAATAAACCTCTGCTGTCCAGTGAAAGCGAGAGATATAAGTGCCTTCTGTCAATGCTTCAAAAATCCTATTTATTGTGTCTTTTGTAATTGCTTCATTCGCGGTTTGAAGCTGTGCACTCCTAAATCCACGCCAACTTCCAGAATATTTATCTCTGACTACTTCTGCTCCTGATAAATCTTTTCCTGGCTCTTTCCCGCCGCAAAAATAAACTGATTTTTTTGCCAATTCAGTCAAAACGCCCGGATCAGGCAAAAAATTGTCTTTGACTATGAATGGCGAAAACATCTTAAATTACTTCTGCCGCAGCAGGGCATGCAACTTGCGGCGCCATTTGCACGGCAAGATTGAAATGCACAAATTTTATTGGCGTATCAGATGCATGACGAGTGAACGAATGAGCCAACCAAGCATTTGCAAAAATCATCAGCCCTGGCTTAGGCTCAAAATTGATCATTTTGCTGGCGACCGTCACTTGATTCATGTCGCTCTCTGGCAGATCAATCTGCGTCTTGCCAGCACGTGGGTCATGGAACACTACCCTTGATGAATTTTCAGGAACATCTAGGAAGTAAAACCCAACAATTTGTGACCCATAGCCATGGGTGTGCTGCTCCATGGAAGACTGCTTGTGATGCTCTTGCGTCCACATCTCGGTGAATGCGACCACCTTGTCTTGCATAAAATAGCCTTGTTCGGCCAAGATGTTCCAAGAAGTGGCGCCCACGAACTCGGTGAACTTGGCAAGACGCGGGTCGGCGAAGTAGTTGCCACTCATCATCACGGGGTAGATTTCATCTACCTTGCGTTGCTGGTGCTGTGCAGCAAGAGCCTCTTCAGACACTTCATTGACCACGCCAAGAAAGTCTGGGCGCTCGATCAAGTAGATTGGGCATGGGAAGTGAAACGCCACGCTAAGTTGCGTGTTTTGCACTACCTCAGCCACTTGCTCGGCGGCCTTGCACACCTTCTTGGGCTTCTTGGTCACTTTGCTCATATGGCTTCCTCAACCCAAACCCATGCGAAAAAGTCGAACATGTATCGCTTCCCGTCGGTTGGATAGGCGGGAGCTTCTTTCCAATTGTTGTCCGCTCCAGACCAAAACACAATCTTGCCCTCCACTAGCTCAGGGCGCGGTATTGGAGGCTCGTATTGCGCGGTAGTCTCATTGAACACCCATGCAGACCAGTTTGATGCTTGCGGCCGCGAATTCCAGGCGTCCTTGATGGCTTGTTGTTTGGCCGCTTTTTCCTCGTCTGTCATGGGCCTCAACGGCCAAACATCAGTCCAGGCATTGTTGACTTTTTGATATGTCGGCTCATCGGAGTCCAACACTTCATACACCCCAACCTCCGGACGCGGAACTCGAACGAATGGCTCCCAGTTCTCTGGGATCTTGCCAAACGCTTGCATCAGGTTATCTTCAAATGCCGGGTGATTTTTGCACTGGCCGTTTTCAGTCTCGATGTAAAGATTCATAGTCGCTCCTTAGGGCTGAACAGGCCACTGCACATTCCAAGGAAATCCTGCCTGGGCTGGCACATCCCGCAAAGCCTGTCGATAGACCTCCCAAGCCCCAGGAATATTCTCGTTGCGCTCTAGATGTTTGATCACCACCCAGTCTGTACTTTTTAGCCTTTCGTCTCTATTCTGACGAACTACCTTAGCCTGATCCGCATCCTTCATGGCCTTGTATGCGGCCATTTGTTGTTCAGCGGTACTTTCTTCGTTGTCTGTGAAGACGGGGCCAACAGAATACCGAGTGAACCACTTGCCGTCGACTTGCGCCAGACCAGAAAAGTACGAGAACCCGTAATGATCTTGCGGCACCGCCTGCGGGCCCTCAAAAACCGGATCAAGCCCCAAGTTTTCAATGATCTCCGATGTCAACAGCGTGGTTGGGTTGATTTGACCTTTGAACCGATCCCTAACCGCAAAATCAGTCAGAAGGTACTCTCCAGTTTCACGAACTCTAAATCCCATGATTGCTCCTTATGCGATGGCGAGGAAGATGTAGGTGCCGCCGTTAGCGTTCAGCCCTGCCGGTGCAGTGCTGCTGATCTCAAACCCTGCGCTGTAGGTGTCTACATAGTCAGTATTGGTGACTTCAGCAGCGGTGCTGTTCAAGAGCAGGTAGGGGTCGTTACCGGCCACAATCCCTCGAGCCGAGTCCCATACATACCAGTCACCAGTAGAGTCGGTGCGCTTAATCATTACAAACCTAGCGCCACCAGTAAATCCACAGTTGACCTGTAGCGTTGTGCCGGTGCCTGTATATGAGCCTACCTTAGATACGCCAGCAAGTGTTGCAAATAGATAGGCAACCCATGTATTGCCGCCTCCAAAAAAATATTGCGGACTGAATGTTGTTGAAGTTGCGTTCACCAAATTGTTTGACTCAGTAACTTTTGCGGCGTTTGTGTTTAGAAGAATATAGTCGGCGTTGATGCTACCAAGACCAGATGAAACAACCCACCACGGATCAGTTCCGTTACGGCGTTTCATGATAATCATTTCAGGAATAACGCCAAGATTGTGATATGCCGTAGCCACAGGACCTGTCCCGCAGACAACATCAAAGAACCCCGGCGCACGAGCAAATGAATATCCAATCATTTGTGTGCCAACGGCAAATCCACTATTTTGTTGATACCCTGTGTTATTAAAGTATCTTGTGTAGGACTCTGCTGTTTCAGCATTTGTATTGTTTGGATACAAAGCCTGACCACTTTCAGTAGTGGTTGATGAAACACCGCGAAGCCTATCAAACCAATATCCACCAATACCAGAAGGAAGGTATCTCAATATTTGAGAATCAACAGGAAAATTAGTAGTAATTTGTTGCCCTGTGGTTGAAGAAGCGTAGTTAGGACTAAACACACTCGTCCCACTCGTCGGCGTTCTCATCGGGCCGCGCCGGATGGCGATGTAGATGTAGGTGTCGCCGCTTGCGTTTATCTCAGTGTCGCTGTTTACAACCTGAAAACCAGTTGAGTTAATGTTTATGAAGTTCGCAGCCCAGTACTGGTTTTCATATTGGCTAGTATTTGGATATAGGCTGTTTCCGTTTCCGGTAAGCGCCATACCTCTCATGTTGTCAATCAAATACCATTGCGCAACATTACTAGCGCGTTTCACAAGCAACCACTGCGGTTCATAGCCAAGCGTAACGGTCGGGCCTGTTGCGGAACCATTGCCCGTATACGACCCACACGAAATCACATTGTCCGTACCCGTCAGCCCGAAGCCGCCTGCGTTGTGGGCAAAGAGGTAGGCGACATAAGTAGATCCGGCAATACTAATAGAACCAGCACCTCCGGCAACGGTAAATGTTGAACTATTAACGCTTGAAATATATGCGCCACCGTAGTTTGTCTCTGCGGCAGTA